CTAATTTCTCCAATTGCGCTTTTTGTTCTTTTGATAATTTTGTCATGATTTCTAAATTTATTTGCTGTTAATTATTAATTGTTAATTTTACGTATAAACCTTGTTAATTTTTTATTGTTCTAAATATTGCCTAATTTTTACCAATCCGTCATTTACTATTAGTTTGACTTCTAATTCCTTTTCGTACTTATACCGCTTGTTGCTGAATTGAAATACCTTTTTGATATCGAAGTTATGAATGAAAAATATCTTCATCAACCTCTTTTGCTTTTTGTCTACAAATAAGTCAGACATACTTTGAAAACCTAACTTGATATCTGTTCTGGAAATTTCTAAGGTATCGTGGCCAACGGACAAATCATATAATAAATCTATGTCCACAGTATCAATTTTCCTCATGCTCCTAACTATATCAGCCACCTCATGTGACATTACCGTTCTCAAGTAGAATTCAATCGGGATAGGTTTCATTCTGCCTGTTTGTTTATATAGTATGCATTTTCTAGCATAACTTTTAATGGAAAGAAATAGCTTTATTTTCAATTCCTGTTTCACATCATCTAATTCCATCGCTTGTCGATTGATTAGCCTAACTCTGCGAGCATAGCTTTCTGCTAAGTACTCATACCGTTTGAAATACACTTCTACTTTTGACATACTAAAAACTTTCTGAAAAGAATATTTGTAAAAACTCGTCTAATTCTTCAAGGTCAAACTTTCCTAATGATTCTCCGTTTAGGTCGACTTGCGCCCCTATGACTTGACCTGATTCATTTTTGAAGTACGTCACTGTTACATCGTCTCCTTTTCTGATCGAAATTTTTCGAGTGGTAACAATTTGAGTGTCTCTTTCTGATTTAAAAATTCTTGGTTCCATCTGCTTGGTTTTATAAATTGTTAATAATTATCCTCCGTACATCATTGCTCTGTCCATATCTGACTCAGACCACCATTGTCCGTCTCTGCCCTTAATATAAGGTCGGTTGTATTTTTCCATAGCTTGCATTTGCTCGGTGTAGAAAGTTTGGTCGAAGTAAAGCATTATTCTTTCTGGTTGGTCTTCAATCCAAGCCTCAAATTTGCTGATGTGACCGTTGCAGTCACCAAGTGGACAAGTTACGTAATTAACCGCTTTGGCTAATAACTTGTTTCCTGTTCTAAAAATTCGTTTGATTTCTTTTCTTGAAAGTCTTGAAGTTGAATCTTCAAATTCGTTTTTTGCAAAGAGAGATACGCTGCTCATGGTGTGAAATTTTCCGTTGTTAAATTATGTTGTAAACTTAATTACGTAGTAAAGGTATTATAAATTAAATTAACGACCTAATTTTTACCAAAGTTTTTTTTAAACTTTTTTTATGTTCCTCGCTCTTATAGGGTTTCTTATCAAAGAATCCTTCTAATAAAATTCAAGTCAGTGGTTATTTCTTCCCCCCTTGAGTTAGAAACGACGCAACTTTGATTCGGTAAATCGTATGAAATTAATTTAACTCCTCTTCCATTGAAAGAGAAATTGGCTCCTACCCAATAATAAAAATATTTGTCTTTATTGGTAAGTTCTTTTGGTAGGCCAAATTCGCTATAGAATTCTTTTTCTATTTCGCCAAGCACCTCGCCATCATTGAACATATTTGATAGGCTATTAGCGTGACTAATATCCATTATCTTTTCTTCTTTGTATTTTAGTATCTCTTTGAACTTTTCTTTGTCAGCTCTGGACGGATAAATCTTCGTCCTGAATTGGTATAAAAGATATTCGAGTTGTAGCTTGTTAAAGTAGTCAAAAAGTGACAGATTCGTTTCGCTCATAATATTTCCCGTTTCGATAAATTTTTCTTTCAATCTAATAATAGCTGTTAAAGGTTTCTAACAGTTTTCCTATTGAAATCTCTAGGACTTTTCAGATTGTAAAATATCTGCTCTATTTCTGAGTCAGTGCTTTCGTTTATATCTTTTGCAAAAGTGAAACCAACTTGCACGTTAAAGTATTTATTTAGTTCCAATGAAAACTTTTTCATTTCCCGGATAGCGTCTCCATCAAAAATCAATATGATGTTTTTTATTCCCTTACCCAATATTTTTAAGATTTGACTTTTTGATATTTTCTTACCAAATGTAGCGCACGCTTTTATTTCTTCACTCTCATTTAAATGTAAGAAATTATCCAACGTATTTTTATCAATCAATCCCTCAACTAAAATAATGGTTTGTGTATTTTCTGTAACCTTTTCAAATCCGTACAGTAACTTTGAAAATATTGCCCCCTTATCGTTTCTGTATCTAAGTATCTTTTTCTTTTTGGATTCGGGAATAGGTTTTGAATATCTGGCGATATACCCTTTACAGCCTTCATCATCATTGATAGAAAATATTATGTAATCTCTGAGTTTGGGGAGCAAGTTTGTTATACCTATTATATTATCTTGGAAATTCTTTTTGGTGTATTTTCTAGTCTTCAAATATTCATTACTATATATACGTTTGAAACCTATTGGTAATTTTCGTATTTCGGTAACTACTGAAGAGTCGTCGTCATTAGTATCATTTTCATATTCGGCCAACATTTTAATCTTTATTCTTTCAATGCTTTTGAAATCTCCTAAAAGAAAAAGTTTATCAAGGAAACTTAGAAGTTTAAAAATATTACCATCTTCCCCGCAAGATTTGCAATCCCATTGTTGGGTTCCCCTATTAATATAAAAATGGCTTGACTTACCACAAAACGGACAATCCGTTATTATATGGTTTCTTGGGCCATTCTTTATTTTGGGAAATAAACTTTCTAAATCTTCTTTGGATAGTGTCATCAGTCAATCACATAATCAATTGTTCTATTTTTATCATAAAATCTCGAACGTTTGAAATTCGTAACTACAGTGGTCACTTGACCAGATTGATAGTCCCTAATTTTATCAGCGTAAATTCTAATGATTGAAGCGTAATCGCCCTCTTCATTTTTATTTTTCTTTTCGTCATAGGTTTGATTAAAAGTATAGAAATAATCAAATGCCCTAATTTTCCCCTTGTCTTCTGATAGGTACTCTCGAGTCATAACGAAAGAAGAATCATTTTTCAAGTCACTTTGTAAATTGGAAGCCTGAGTGACTGTTGCCAAAACCAAGTCTTCTTCCATAGCTATTTCTTTAAAGTGTTGTGCTATCTTTTGTTGACGGAATCTCTCCATATTTGGCCCATAATTTATTCCATCATCTAAATCACAAAGTTCAAGGTAATCAATACAAACTAAGCCAATGTCTCCATATAATTTCTTAGCTTCTTTAATGCTTTGCCTTATTCCCATAGTACTTATGCCTCCGAATTTTTCAAATGCCTCTACGTAAATTTCGCCTTTCATTCTCTTCAAAGCCGAATTTATTTTCTTTCGCTTTTCAGCCTCGTCGACTCCAATGTTTGCATTTTTTATTTCATGATACGGTAACCCCGACCAAGCGGCATCCATACGAGTCATTACTTGTTTCTTAGTTCCCTCAATTTGAAAGAATAAAACGTTCTTGCCAGATACTGCCGTTCTTACGGCATAATGTATCATGAATTGAGATTTGCCTATCCCGGATTCTGATAATGCTAAAACGGTTTCGCCCCTTTCCGGACCGCCAAGCGTATCTTCATCCATCTTATCAATATAAAAAGGTATTTTGTCTCCTTGATTTTCAGGATTCTTTCGCTCCTCATAACGTTCATTAAATTCAGAAAACAACTTTGTAAAAACTTTATCGTGTAAAGATAGCGTTTCAATCATTTGAGAGCCTTTCCTAAAAACATCCAACGCTTTATCTTGTTCGCCCCTATTATAAAGTTCAGCCGACTGTTCGAACGCTTCAACATACATACTTTCTTTTATGTATTGCTGTAACGATAAAATCAAATCTTTAGCTAAAACTTCATCGCTTGATTTTATATCATAAATAAAATCCCTCACATCAGAATCTTTACGCATTTCAGCTTGTATCAATCCTAAAGAGGGAGTTCTATTTTTGTCGTAATAAAGTTGAGTCGCCTTTTTCCAAAATTTCTTTTCGTAATCGAATGTCAAATAAGAATACTTCAGATACTTTATCAAAGTCTCAAAAATCATTTCTTCTTTGAACGCACACTTGAATAATTCTAATACAAAAGTATCCGCCAATTTATTTTCTTTCGCCATTTATTCTAATCGTTTCATTTTGTTATTAAATTTCACCAAATATTCTCGCTTGTCGTTATGTAAGATAAACACAGAAGTTGTTTCCGAAGCGTAATCTGTTTCTGTGGCACTATTCCTGATAATCCATTCTTCATTATCGAATTTCTCCAAGCCTAATTCTTTCAGCCGACTACTCATCATAAATCTAACCGCCTTTTTAAAAGTATTTGAATTGTAATATTTTAAAGAGTTTGGATTTTTGATTAATAAATCTCTTATTTGTTCGAAGCCTTTAGAAGTTATTCTTACGATAGGCACCGAACCTATAAACCCTGAATTTTCAATGTCTGACTTATAAACTTCAAACCACCCCTTACTCATATACTTATCCATGGGCAAGTTTCTATTTCCCTGTTTGAATAAGATATTTTCTTTTCTTAGAAGTTCTAAGAGTTTAACATTGGTGGTACCAAGAATCTTCGCCGTTTCGTGAAACGATAAATTTCTTTCGAATTTGAATTTCAAAATAGTCAGAGACATTTTATAATGAATTTATCAGTTTGCTTCGCTCTTCTTTTAAACTTTGTAGTTCTAATACTTGATGTGTTTTAATCCTACCTTTCAACTGTTGCTCTTTTTCGATAGCTTCAACTTCTTTGTTGATTTTCTTTAAATTTAAAATAGTTACTTCCATTGTTATTTGTTTTCGGGATTAAATGCTTTATAATTAGCTAATGAATATTTTTGTACTTTTTTAGACGCTTTTGATTCACCATCTAATATAGCTTGATGTGCTTCTTTTAATGTTAGATTAACGAATTTCAAATGTCTATTTAATTCTCCTGTTATCGGATACGGCTTATTAGACCACTCTTTCCCGTCTTCTGATATGTACATTCCTTGCACTTCCCTCATATCCGAACCATCTCTTGTTTTTCCTGTATAGAAGGCATATCGTTTTTATTTATTAACCATGTATCCTCTTGAAATATAAATTTTTGGATACAATACTTTTAACATTTGTTTACATTCTACGCTAAAATCACAAATCAAGCAATTCTTACTTTTGTGATTATATAAATTCGTCATCATCTGACAATAAATAAATCCATTCTCTTCATTCAAAAACCTTTCTTTATTAGCTTCTTCGATCTGGTTGGTTTTTGTTATTAAGTCTGACCAATCTTCGGTTTTCTTTTCCGTATCTCGTAAATCGTGAAAGGTTTTTAAGTTCTTTCTAACTATAAAATTGAGGTGCTTCTTATTAGCCTTTTTCCAATGCTCTAAAGCAGTTTTGCCGATAATCCAATTAAGTTGTATGGACTTATTTTTATCAAAGTTTACACTGTGGGTGTAGAGCTGATTGAATTGAAAACTAAAATAGCTATCAACCGCCTTTTTCTGTAAAAGGTTTGTTTTGTTTAATTCTTTAAATTCTATTACGAACTTGTGAATCATTACGGAGATAGCATCAGAGTTTTTGAATATGAAATTCTGCTTACCTGAAATTTTCTTGTAGAAAAAGGTAAATGTATCCACTATCATTCTAAGCTCTTTTTTATTCTCCATAAGTATGGTGCTTTATAAAATCAAAACTCGAGTAATCATCTCGATTAAAATCTTGTTTCTTAGTTTCTTCCAACGCTTCAATTAACTCTGTATTAAACTTTTGGAGATTTGCAATGCTTCAAAAGAAATATTTAGCTGCTATGCCGTTGGACACCCTGCAACATATCAATCAACATTAACAATTGCCACATTTTATCAATCTTGATTTCTTGAAATTCTGTTCCTTGAACTATCTCAACTGTTGTGCTTTGACATTTGTATGTATCAAGTGCTTCAACGAACTTGAAACTATCAGTAATATGAATTTCAAGGTTACCGACAATTTTCTTTTTGTATGTGACAATTTTTAATGAGTAATATTCATCTGTTGCAAGGTCCTTATCATAATCAAATTTACATTCAAAGCCGTATTTATCTTCCAAATGAGTGGACACGATAGGCACAGCAGCTAACAAGGTATTGGCAAAATTGCCGTTTTCGGCTTTATTCGATGTTGGTTTTGTACTTTCCATTTTCTGTTTTTAATTTAAAGATTAGGTCTTATTTTATCGACAATAAGACAAAGCCGTATAACGTTAGCTGCCATGTCACATTCATAACACTTTATTATCTTGAGCCTAATATTATATCTAAAACATCTGTTGGTTTTACCATCGTACTTACAAACGGGACAATAGCTTAAAATATAAACATTCTTGTTTATTTTCGATTGCCTCAAATATGGATTCCAATGTCTTAAAATTTCTAACATTATTTGTTATTTTCTGATAGCCATTCAACGATTGATTCTTCTATTTCTATCCAATCTCCATCGTTATAAATTTCTATCCTGTTTTTACCTATCTGTTCATCGTATAGTTCTAAGCGTTCTAAACTATGTTTTGAAAAGTACTTTGACCCAACATCTAAAATATCAATTACGATAGACCTTGTTTTAGTATCGGTTGCCCCTAAAACTCGCCCAAATTTTTGTTGAACGTTTATCTGCTCCAATCCGCCATCTGATATAACTACCAACTCGACTTCCGGAAGCGTGATTCCTTTCTTGTAAATGTTTGATGCTAATAAAATACCGCCTTTCTTTTCCAAGAATTTTACCTTTTGTTTTTCCCTTTCTTCAGTTTTATCATCACCAGAAATGAAAACGCAATTTGTTAATTCTGAAACGATGTTACCGTGAATTTTGGAATTGAATAAAAACAGAGCCTTTATTTTATTTCTTTTGCATAATTTAACAATATTCACTAATATCATATTCCTTTTATTATTTTCGTGAATCGATAATCGTAAATAATCGTGGTAGCTTGTCGCCCCAAGTTGACGCCCAATTTGATTTGATATCAGTATCGCCTTATCCATAGAAAGATATCCCTCTTTTTGTAAGGTTTTCTTTTCAACATTATATGCCACACCGCCAAAAAATCCTTTTACTTTAAGAGCTGAAAGAATATCATTGTTTCTAAACGGAGTTGCGGACAGCCCCATTAAAAATTTAAGGTTTGTTGCTTTGTTATAAATGTTCAGCCTTTTCTGGCTTGAGGTATCTTGAACCTCGTCCACAATCAGCATTGTAAGTTTTCTCATCACTGAATTGAGAGCCTTTAATTTTACAGCGTCTTTCTTTTTACCGAAATAAATCGAATTCAACGTTTGAACCATTGCGATTGTAACATTTTGGGGATTGAATTCTTTTGCGTTTATTTTACCTAATTCGTTTTCATCAATTTTCAGAAACTTAGCGAATTCTTTAATGGTTTGATTAAACAAATCAACACCATCCACAATAAACATTACTTGGCATTCCGGGATTTGGTATTGTAAATTTTTTACGGCAGAAGTCGCTATAAATGTTTTTCCTCCACGAGTTGGTACAATAACTATTCCTACATTGTTTTTGAAAAATTTTCTAACCGCCTCAGATTGGTATTCTCTATCGTCTTCATCAAAGACTAATTGCTCTTGATTTATTGGTACTTTCTCGTATTCTATATTGTAAACGCAATTTATATCGTTCTCTTTGAATGCTTGTCTTAATTCCTGAGTGAGCCCCAAGTCAAATTCGTTAGCTTTATCGTATAATCGTATAAAACCGTCCCAATGTCCATTTCTGTATGCTGGATGAAAAATGGCGCCCTCACTCCAAATTCTCATTATGCTGTCTACGACTACTTGTTCTTCTTCTTCTTCTTCTATGAAAAACCGCCCTCTGTTGAGTGATATTCTCGTTATTGTTACCATTTCCGTATTTTTCCCGCAAAGTTAATTATTTTAGTCTAAACCTTGTACTTGGTCAATGTCTCTCGCATAAAACAGGAAATCTAAAATTCTTATTTCAGAAGGAGAAAGGTAAAGAAGAAGAGATGAGCTCTTGCCCCCCTTTCCCCCTTATTGGTAGAACCCAATAGAAGTACTCAACAGCTAAAAGCTCAAAACCTCAAATTCCAAATATTCATCGGATTTTAGGTGACACGTGCACAATTTAATTAGCTTACCCCCATTATCCCAGTCGAGTGCGGTCGTGTTCTTATAATGAAGTCGTGGTTCCTTTTTGGCAAATGTGCCTTAGTATTGCAGGACTGAATAGTAAACCTTGAGGAAAGAAAAACTTTTTTACAAGGTTTTTTGAATTAAAATTGCACTATGACAACTTATAACACATCAGTAGTAACTATAACTGTAAACCAATTAGGAAGAACTTCTTTTGCTCTTAACATCTTAGGGAGAGACAATGAGAGACTTTTTGCCGAACTTTTAGAAGACACAACTTGCAATACTGCCGCTTTTATCGGTATATGTAGAGCGAGCAACGAATTCCCCGATAAAATAATATTGACCGACAATGCGGTTGCCGCCACTTGGGCCAAGGGAGCACCTTTGAATACTAAATTGCCGAACAAAATTGCTGAAAATTATTCTCGATTAATTCAAGCAAAAGCGATTCATCCTAATGTCACTTGTACATCGTAAATTTGCCCTCTATTTATTGAAAATTTACGAAACCACATACTTATACCGAAAATAGTATAGAACCACGGATTCACATTTGGTTTTAAACGAAAAAGGCACTAGAAAGTTATTTCTAATGCCCCTAACGAGTTTAAAATTGGTCTTAGTCTAATTCAAAAATTATTTTAAAATCTTCTTTTGTGTTATGTTGAGCCTTGATTTCTTCTAAGGTCAAACATTCGTCATCTTGTATTTTATAGTTCGAGTTTATTCTTCTTCTAATCCAAAGTCCTATAGAACCTCCTGCTACTATTTCGTCAGCTATTAGAGTTTTGTCGAGTAAACCGCCTGATAAATTTACATTTGTAGCAAGTGCACTTCCTGAAGTAGAAAAATTAGAACTTACTCCCGTTATTCCAAAAACGGAATTTTGTATGTAAACCGTATTATCATCAATCTTCGACGCAGAAAACAAGCCTGAATCATTCAGTGCTTCAATTAAGTCGGCTTGGAAAGTGGCTAAACTATCTCCCGTCAAAGTTCCGTTTATTCCAAAGATGGAAAACGTATCTCCAATCGTTCCAGATTGAGTTAATGTTAAACGACAATCTTCTAATCGGGATTCGCTATTAAACCACTCAGCGTAAAATGGCTCTTCATATATGCTTCCTATTGCTTCTATTGAGCCATTTGGAGCGACTTCTACTACCGCAAAATCAAAATCCGCAAAATTTGTATATGCGCCTTGAAATCTTTCGTAAACTTCTTGTATGGTTAAATTTGTTATAAGATTAGTAGTTTCATTCTGTATGAAAAGTGCTAAGCAATTATTAACTTTATTTTGTAAATCATAAAGGGATACATCAGAAAAAATCGCATTCAACTTTGAGTTAGGAACAGGTGTACCTGACATAAATCCTCCCAAAGAAAGATTCGCTTCTTTTTGTTCTGTTCCTAAGTATTTCGCTCCTGAAAATAATAATCTCATGATTTTATGTTTTAATTAAGAATAAGAATTTGTGGTAGGCTGGAGTGATATCAATAGGTCTCGTTCTTCCGTTTGTTTCACCACCTGTAACTCCAGAAGTTTTTGTGTGTAATGTGCCCGCAGCTTGCAACCAAGTATTGCTTGAACCAGAATCATTAGCATCGTCACCACCAAACGTCATAGTGTGCGTATGCGGAGGAATGTTTTGGATGTCTAAAGTTTTAGTATTAGAACCGCCCACATCTCCCGCTAAATCGGGAGCATTGGTTCCCATAGGGAATTTATCTAACATTTCATCCATTATACTCCATCCGTAGAATCCCGGAACTTGTCCATCTCCATTAGCATCGAAATAGTTAGTCGGGACTTCCGCTTGCATCCTTACAGAACCCGCAGGAACAGTGTCGGTGTCATAGGTCGCTATCCAATTGCCTAATTCATTAAACGTGCAAACAATGTAAAGTCCTTTTCTGGTAACGACCGAATTATTTTTTATGTAATTCATATCGTTCTTATTTAGTTCAGCGACTAAAGTGTAGGAACCAGAATTAATAAAATCTTGAACAATTCTAATTTTAAAAGCGTCTAAATTTAAGAATTGAGATATGTGCAATATGAACGTATTACTTTCTCTACAAGGCACTAATTCATCGTCATCTTTAAACTTTTTCAAGTTCACAAAAACATCCGTCGTAAGAGTTATGGGAGTGTCGTCTATCCCTTTAAAATGCTGATACTTTTTATCTTGGGTTACTTGTAGTTGTATTAAATTTAATCCCGCAGAAAATGCAGTAGTATTAACCCCTAACAAATCCCCATTATCAACGTAAGATTGGAAATTATCAAAACTTCTCGGTGCCTCAACTACTGTTAAGAAACCAACCGTCAAATCTCCAATATAGGGATTTCTTACTCTGTCTCCCTCTAATGGCTTTAAATTTCCATCATCATCAAAACTTACTTCTTTATAAAAACCAACGGCATCATCGGGAAATTTCATCCAATCTGAATAGTCGTTAAAAATCTTATATCTAAAAACAGCGTTGTGATTATAAGTTCCCGCCAAAGCTGCAATTCTAAAACGAGCTAATGGTGTATTTATAGCAAAGGTATTGATTTCTTCGATATTCGCAAAAGGATATGGCGTGTCGCTTGAATCGCCACTTGTTTTTACTTGTATTTCCTCATAAGGAGGACAAATAAATAAAACGTCTCCCGGAACGTAATCCTCTGGATTCAGAACGTCCAATGTAATAGCTATATAAGTACCGTCAGTTACAGAACCAACAATGTTCTGATAGCTTCCGTCTTTTGAATAAACTCTCCAATTATCAAAATTACCATTTGCGAAGTAAGAAGTATCTTTAAAAACACCGCCTTGGCCTGCTAAAAGAGTAATGGTTTTGGAAGAAGTTCCCAAAGTCCAACTTGACGACCTAAATCCCCAAGCCAATTCAACCCAGTTTCTATCTCTTGTAGCCTGAGGAATATCCCACTTAACGTTTTCAATTCCTATGAGAGGATTTTCAGAAACTCTATCTAAAGTTGTTAGAGCATTTGAAGCCTCATTTTTCCACCATTCAATTCTTTTATCTTCCAATGTAACCGTACCACTGTTATTTTTTGCTCTTGCGATATAAAATTCTTCGCCTTGCAAATTACCAGGAGGAACGTTTGATAGAACTTCTAAAACTAATTCTATAGAACAGCTATCATATTGAAATATGTTCTTGTTACCGCCAGATACTACGAATCCCGGAGTAAAAGTTCCAATTACAGAATAAGTCAATCCGGATTCTGGAATGAAATCGCCTTGAAGAACTAACGTGTCATCATCAGTAACTGAAACAACTTCATATTCATCGGAATTTCCTAAAGTGGAATTGGTGAATTTTATTTTAGATGGAAAGTTTGGTTGCCCTCTCAATGCACTTAAAAATTCAGTACTAACTCCCGTAACATTCCCTAAAGAATCTAGAGATATTGTTCCCTTTTCTACGCTTGTGAATTGATGAGATACTTTAATCCAATACCAATTATTACCGTTCGGTATTTGAAAATTTTGTGGCACCGTGTTTAAAATAAGATTCGCATTCTTATCCAAAGCAACACCGACATTTACGATAACTTCGTCTGTAGGTGTTCCCGCTTTTGAAACATAAAAATTATCCTCAACTAAAATTTCTCCTATTCCCGGCAACTCCGTTTGTCTAATCAATCCAAACTTATCCGTAATTAAAAGAAATTGTCTTTTGTATCCATCGTCTTCTAAGAATTTCTGAAACTTTTTAAGTTCTGAAACTCCTAAGAACAAATTTTCGCTAAACTTTACTTTTGACATTTCTAATTATTTTTTAAATTAATACTTGCTTGTCGCCAACTTCAGGAGTAATTGGAATACTTATTATTTTTTGTTGATATGGTAGTAGGTAATTTTGTATGAAATTATCGACTTGGTTATCAGTTTTATCTTGACCATTGTTTTTTCTCCAATTCAAACAGAATGTAGTAGACTGTAGGAATTGAGGATTCTTCACATAGGGAGCCGAATCAGAAGTCGGGAGAATGTTTTTACCTCTTATCAAAGGTCTCATCTTTAAATTATGTAAAAATAATTGAGAGTCGCTCACGCCATAATCAGAAACGTAAACTGATATCTTTAATTTCTCCACTTCATGATTCGTGGTACTAAAAAATTTTAGATTCTTACCTTTGTTTAAATTAGTTCTTCCGTCTGCTATTGGTATGGTTTTGTTAGCGTAAATTATACCTCTAAAAGAATAGAAGATTTGCGCTACTTTTGCAATATCTTCAATTCTTTCGCTTAAAATAGTATTTGTCAATCCTGTTCCGTCCACAGCTAAAAAAGCATCCGGAATCAATACTCCATTGCGATTGAATCCTGTGACTCCAACGTTCAAAGTTGCATCAGCAATATTTCCACCGCCCCTACTATATTCAAAAGTAATCTCATAATCTAATTCATCGTCAACGATTATTAAATCTTCAAGAAGAGCTCCTACGGGAGGACTTTCCAATATGTATCCTAATCCTTTATCTCTATTTAAAGAAACGCATAATTTGCTCAAAAAATACGTCTGGTCTAACGGACCATTGATTACGGTGTATTTTGACAAATCTTCAATCCCGTCAGTATTTTCTTCAGTCTTGTTTAATTGTTTAGAAAAATAAGTTCCATTGTAAAGTGGTGACGATTCATCTAAACAAAAACCGCCCTTTTTCTTTTCTATTACTTCCAAAAGAAATTCATCATAATGGTTACGGCATAACAACCTAAGCCATTCTCCGTCTATTTGAGTAAATGAACCATCTATTAATTCCGTTCCTGATTTCTTGTAGGTCATTTGAGTTCCTCTTTTCCTAACTTCGTCATAGAAATTAGAAGAAAGAAAAAATAGGTGCTGATACGTTATTTCTTTTTCGCTGATTTGAATATTGTATTGTCTAAGATATTCCGATAGATAATCTGACCTAAACACTATATCATCAAACCCTTTAGCAAAAGCCGAAAAATAAGAAATAAATAAGCAGACAGCACTCCAGAACGCAATGAAGTCTTCATTATCTACGCCATCCCCACGTTCTATGAATCTCGGCAAAATTCCGTGATGAAATATTTTTCTTAGGATATTGTTTCTAATTGCGACCGTGTAGAAATCGTTATCATACAAATCGTTAAAAATACTTACCATCGTGATAGTATTAACGCAAATTTGTATGTCGATGTTTCCCTCTAATTCTAAATTTACGAACTCTAATATTCCCGTAGAATCAGACCCGACCCTTTTATACCTAAATTCAAAAAACGATAATCCTAAAGATACACCATTTACTTGCTGTAGGTTCAAATCAGTCAGCTCAATCCAATCTGAATAAATTACTCCATCGAGAGAGTATCTGAATTTCTTTTCAAAGAATCTTGTTCCCGTTACTCCTGTAACTTGGTCGGTAAATGATGTCAAATTAATATTACCATTAACCACAGTTTGTGAGTATATTAAAAGTACATCGCCTATTTCTGAAAGAGAATTATTCGTTATCATAAATTCATCATTAAGTAACCGTTTTCATCTATAAAATACTTGTCTTGATTGTAATCAGTAATGTTCAAAGTTCCATCGATGTCTATTGCATACATTACGTCTTTCGAGTGATTGACTAACAATTCTCCCTCCATCCCCATAACACCATTCTTTCTTTTCTGAGCGTCTAATATTTCAACTTCATCGCTCGAAACAGGATACAGTTCAACTATCGCATCATCAAGCCATTCGCTTGACTTTTCGTAATTTACGTTTATAGATATTTGTCCTGTGATACCTGAAATATCTCGCACTTGAGATTTCGATACAGTGTTTAAAATTGATTCCATTACAAAGATTTTAAAATTGTAGCTTGATAGGCAAAATCATTTACGCTCGGATAATACACAGGATTCAAATTACCTTGGTAATCAGCAATCACCTTACCCTTTAAATCCATCATCATAAACCCTCTAATCCTTGGCAACATTCCTCTCGGTATGTTTGTGTAAGTAGATGGGAAAAAGAAATTATCCAAAACTCTTTTAACTCCTTGAACAGACTTAACGCTATTTATTAAATCAATCCAATCAATTCCATTTCCGTCTTCCCAATATCTGTAATCAGCAACCTTACTCATATTGTTTTGGATGTCTTTTCTAACGATATCGGAATTATAAGACCCGTCAATGTCAACTCTAAAACTAACATCAATTGGAAAATAATTTACATTTTGTAATTTTATTCCATAATTATTCAATCCGTTTGGTTTGAACTCATTCATTGAAAAGAATTGTTCCCCTTTGTACCCCATATCTCTAAGTTGAGAGAAAGTAAAATTCACACCGTCAACGCTTGCGATAGCTAAAACCAAATCACCTACATCGTCCAATCCTAAATTAAAAACTCGCAAAACATTCGGTTGAAATTTCCTAAACACTTGCTCCAGATAAGATAAAGTTCCTCTTGAAATTACGTTCACTTCGTTTTTTATCCTGCTTCTAAAATCTTCATCTTCCTCTTCGTTTCTTGCTCCCGTAGCAGCAAATTCATTTATCACATATTGGTGACCAGTCGGCTTTGGATTCACTTGAGTTATGGAAAGAGCCGAAACGTTGGTTGATTTTCCGGTTTGTTGACAGTTTAATTTAGCATAAGAATATCCGACTGCCGGAATTACTAAATTTTCTAACAAGTCAAAATTAAATCCACCCCCAGAAAATACGTGCGTGTTAGTTGAATAGGTTGTTCCAGGAACTCCTACTACTCTAACAAAAACTGAAGAATTAGAAGCACCTAATCTCGGCGCAATTCCTCTTAATTTTGCTAAATTATCCAAATACTCTCCAACCGCAGAATCAGGAAACAAGTGAGCTTCTATGACCGCAACATCCTTTAGGATTTTTTGACCTAACTTTGCGTTTGCGTAAGCAATTCCATTGACCACTGAACCGTCAGATATTTTGCTTATTTTATCTGTATGGTTCAGTAGCGATTCGGCGAATATTTGCTTCAACTCTTCTATTGATGTTACCTTTGTTATCATACTACAATATTTTTTATTATGACTAAATCGTATTTTGTGTCAACTTTGTATTCTATGAACATATCCGAATCTACGATTTTAAAATCCTTAATTTCAAAATCCTTAAACAAATCATCACTCGCAAAATTGTTCCTAAGTTCTCTAACTATTGATGAATAATTTAATTGGGATAAATTTGCCCCCTTATAAATTTGTCCATCTAATCCCAATTGAGGAAATTCTGGAATATCACCCTTTTCTAATCCGGAAAGAATATCAGCCGTTTGAAAAACTGTTTCTTTGTATTGTAAACTTTCCAAGTCGTCATCTTTATACGTAAAGAGCCTTTTAATGTCCTTGCCGTATATTCTTTCGCCGACCGTATTATCAATCATAGACGTGACTAAATTAGCTTGAAAAAGTCTTTTTCTTAACTTTATTCGCTCACCGCCCTTTATGTCGTAATTTATTTCTTCTAAATCGTTCTCAATCGCAATATCAATCCAAGAATCATCTGAATTTGAATCAGCTAAAACCGTTCTAGAAACATTTTCCAAAGTTTGCTCCGGAACCACATCATAATTAAAAACAAAACCGCTTCTGTTTTGATTAGCTATCAAAGAGGAACGAAGATATTTTGATATATTTATAGTTGTTTCTAATTTTGTTTTTACATCTTCAAAGCTATCCAATAATTCCCAATAGTCTACGGTGGTCATCAATTTCTTATTTCTAAGAAACAAATTAGAAATAACGAAACTTTGTTCGCAAAGTTGATTCAATTTCTTAACGCTCGTTTGGTCTAAAAAATTAGAATTCCCGCCAAAGAAATTTACGAAGTTCTTATAGTCAGAAAGAAAGAATCTCTTAGACGCAATAAAAAAGTCCCCAATTGGATAATTGGTTAATTTTTGAAACTTGTCTAATATTGTTTTATCTACCATTATCCAAATAAATTAGTTACGGATTCTTGAATTCCTCCCAACGATATATTATCAAATACTTTATTCACAGATTTGTTTATAACGGACATGGATAGTAAATTGTAAAGATTCTTTTTGCTATCTATACCACCAATAATCGTGTCTATGTCTCCCAACATGGTAATTTCTATATTGTAATTCCACATCATATTGTTTTCCAAACTTTGACTTACTGTGAAATTAGTAACTTCAACTATGTTGTTTTGATTGTAAGTATGGTTGTAGAACAATAGAAATTTAGGTTGATTATCTTCGTCCAAGATTTGGCTATTCTCTATTATTTTTTCTAATAGTTTCAATGCACCATATCCTGTTTTAACCTTTAAATCAAAATTCTGAAATAGCTTTGAATTAGTTCCGGCCACTTGCCCAACCTCTTTCGTCACCATCAGCCTAAACTTCCTACCGAACGTTCCATTGATACTTATTTTCTTTCCTACGAAGCAGTCATTAAATTGGCTCAAATAACTCTGACCTGTCGCCTTAACAGTCAAGATTGATTGTCGAGCAACGGAAATTCCGGAGGGCATTACGGGAAAATGAAAAATATCTTCGATTATGTTCTTAGAATTTATCAATTCAAAAGTACAAGCATAATATTCAAAATCGTCGGGTGCCAAAGCGTGCAATGCTCCTCTACCTATTTCAAATATTACTTCCGTCGCTTTTCTTTTTACCACTTCTACAGACATACTATTTCCAATTAATTATTACGCTACTATTTACATTTATAGCTGTACCTGACATAAACCAAACATCAACCTCATCACTAAATTCTTCAGCAAATTGTTTTGCACTTGCTCCGTTCAATGCTCTGAGAAAAATAGGTCTCAAGTTTAGAACCCTTGTAGGCATTATTCCCGTAAAAGTGGGGAGCATTCCGGGAATCAATGACATGGCAAAAGTCTTGATTGAATTTTCAAAAATCAGGACACTCGCATCAAAATTATTAGAAGAACAAATTTGTTTTAGAATTACTTCGGCAGAATTCTTAGCAGTGTTAGAAGTCGTAGTCGTCGGCAAAATGTCCTTAGCATAAAGATAGTAAGCATTTGACCAACTTTTGGCTGCACTCGAACAAGTGGCGGGAAACCCCACGAACTGTTCGAATGTCGAATCGTTCAATTTTCTAATCTCGTCTTGTAATATTTGCCTTTGAAGCATTAGTCAGAATTTGTTAATTTACTAAAAAAGTTTTCAAATTTATCCCTCACCAATTTAAACTCGGCTGCATTTATTCTCGTACCGCTTGGGCCAAAAGCAGTTGGAACGGTCAATTTACCTAATGCGTCGTCGTATTCGTCTAAAATAGATTTCAACGTTTCCGCCAAAACTACTGGCTCAGCCCCATCTCCAAAATCTATTTTCTTTGATTTGTCCGCCCTGAAATTTATCTTATCCTCAGAAGTTGTTATTTTGTTTTCAAATTCATCAGCATATTCAAGTCTGTTAGTCTCACCGCTTTTTATTTCTAATTTGGCTACAACCGTTCCGGCTTTATCTGTAGCTACATCGGAAATTCTTTTTTCGGAAAATCTTATTGTATCTCCAGAAGATTTTTGTATGATTTGTCCATTCACCAATAGAGAATATTTGGCGTCGTTATTTACCGAATTGATGTTTATTTCTACCTCGCCACTAGAGGTCTTATTTCCGGTAACATTTATTGTGATCTTACCCTTTTTACCGTCAAGGTCGAAATCAACCGAATTTCCATCTTTACTGTGCGTCGTTCTAGACCTAAATTCAGACAAGGAATAAAATTCTTCGTCGTATTTTAAACACGCTATCACCATTGGCTCATTGAACTTAGGCAAATTCAGCCAAACCACGGGAGTTCCAAATCCTATGCTGGTTTCAGGAAACCTAACCCTCTGAAGAACTTCTCTGTCAATTGGAATATCATAAAAATTAGAATTTCCATACCCCCCGAATATAGATATTCTCCCGGAATCGTAAACGTCTTTTATATAAATTTTTCTATCTACTCCTGGTGGAACTATGACATACCCTATCCCGCAAACTAAATTTTCAGCTTGTATCCCATTGACGCCAAGAGATTCTTCTTGATTACTATACATCTGTAGTATTTTGTTTTCTATTAATAAAAAAGTCGAAAATTTTCCTATCTACTTGCCAATTTATTTCTTGTCCTATAACTTTTTCTTGTTTTTCTTGCTCGTATGGTTTAACGTAAAATTTAGCATTCCTCTTGTGAGCTCTTTCAGCATATGAAGATTCGTTAGTGTTTTCATCATTATAAGCTACTATGTGATTACTTTCATCGACAAAATACGGTACTCCGTCTGTTCCTTTATTAAATTGTATTGATATGTCGGATTCAAGTTGCGCTCTTGTGATGTCGGTATTATTTTTCAAATATTCCGTTATGGCTATATCTTTAATAAGCTGCGCTCTTTGTCTGGATAATTTCGGAAAACCGATTACATTATCCTCATCTATATTTCCCTCGCAAATAAATTTTTGCCCCTTATGTCTTTTAATTAATTTTACAATTCCATCTATAGAAACTTTATTTCTCAATGCTAAATCTTTTCTTAAGCTCGGATATTGTTTTATCTGATTTCTTATTTTAACATCAGTGGCTGATGAAAGTTTGAATTCTTCATTTAAATCTATCAAATAATTTCTACCATTATCAAAATAAAATAGAGACACTAAATCCTTTACGGCTTCCTTATATTTTTGAGTAGTCTCTTTTTTATTATCGAATTTTATCAATTGAAAATATTTCTTAAAGTGTTTCTTTATTACTCCTCTAGAAACAACCAATGTGGTGGTGAATGACGGACCCTCTTCGTTCGTATTGTAACTGTGGGATACGGAATCTACGTAAAAATATTCACCTGTATGCTGCAAAAATATTCTATACCCTCTCTTGATAGTGTTATCCCCAGCTACGACTATCGTACCATTTCTTGTGAAAGGTAAATACACGTTACTCTCTACCATATATCTAAGGTCAGCTATCGCTTTTTGCGACATCCTATCCTTGTCGTCTATTTTATTAAATGTTATGTAATTGTTTACTTGTATGTTAGATTTGCTTCCCCAAATTTCAGCATATTCTTCAAAAAATACCGCCTTTATATAAGTGAACATAACTTCTTGACCGCTTAGTCCTATTCCTTTGGGTAAAAGTTGATACCAAGAATACACTGTTCCGCTATACCAATCCAAATCTGCAGATAGAACATCATTTTCTTGTATGTTTTTAACTATTGGTAATTTGACGAATCCTCTATAATCGAATGGTTCTTTTCTAGAGAAAAAATAATATTGGTCTCCCACTGTGTCGCCAAAAAATTGAAGCCAAGGCTGTTGAACCACCTTTTGAACGAAATTCAATAAACTTCCCTGATTAAAGGCTATCGTAGCATCGTTAATATTTTGACTCAAAGAATATTGGTCGGCCACTAATTTTATTACTTGCCAGATTCCAGAAGCCTCAAACTCATCGAATCCATTTACGACTGTTAGCATTTCATCAGAATCAGGCTCTGTAGTTTCTGAATCTTTCTCGGATATAGATGTGGTGCCGATTTCGACACTATAAGAAGGAACTTTCTTAGAATATTTTCCCTTAGGAACATATTGGTTATCTTTCTTAGGAATATTAAAATGAACTGGGTCTTGAATAGATTCAATATCTCCTCCCCATTCCAAACCGCTGTTTTTAGCAATTCCGGGAATCCCAGATTTTCTCCAATCGGACTTAGTGCTTTTTTTTAATAATGTTACGCCATTCTTTGAGCAATTTATATCTATCGCTCCGTAGTGGCCATGGTCTGAATTTCCAGGAGTCGCTGCTCCTTCTCCGTATTTTCGCTTTGTCGCTACTTGTTCGTCATAAGTTCTGTATCCACCACCATTAGAAATAACAACTTTCCATCCCGCATTTTGAACCTTATCTATGAAATTTAGAAAAATATCTTTGTTAGGTTGAGGATATTTATTTAACGCACTGATGCTTTTATCGTATGTCATTTTTTGTCATTTTTTTTAACAAGTTCCAACTGAGCAACCTTGTATTTCGTTTTCCTATCTCCGTAATATTCGAACAGCCTATCATGACAAACGCTTATATTTGAAAGGCGACTTATCAGTAAATTCATAACAAAATGAACATTCCTATTCGATTGATTATAAAGAACATCAATTTGGCCAGTTGTTATAAGTCTATTCGCTGTTCTTTTTCCTTTTTCCGCATTTGAATTGATATTATTAGAAGCATTTACTCCATCTCCTCTACTCGGCAATTTAAAGTTTTCAAAAACACTATTACCGTTATCTGAATAAGAATTTGCGAAAAAATTACTATTATCTTCTATTAATAATTTCATACAATCTCTTCCGCTTATATTAGCTCCAAAGGAATCGCCCTCGTAAGTTACGGAGTCAGAATTTGTATCTATGAGTCCTATCATATCCCAATCAGCATAGGGCAAGTCCTGATTCGATTGAAAAAAATCTTCACAACTATTATCCAGAAGTTCTTCATCATCTCTAAAAGTTATGAAAATAACATCGTTTGCTGATATTAGATTCTTGAAAAATAAATCGCTGCTCACTGTCTTTTCACTTTCTTTGCCAAGAACCAGAACTTCCTTTAGATTCGTATCCGGAGTTTTGGTAATATCATCATCCCCATTTATATTCGTATCTGGTTCGTAATCCGGAAATTTATCTTTCTTATTGAATCTTCCATTTAGAACATTTTTAAAGGCAAAGTTAAATTTATTGTTATGCTTGAATTTAATGTATCTGTCTTTTCTAGGACTCCAAACCCCAATTGGTTCTCCATTCTTAATTTTAATGAAACCCTCGATATTTATCAAGCTCAAGTTGAAATTTCCTCCTGTATCTGTTACATTTGTCTTTACGCTTTCTATGAATGGTGTGAGATTAAAGATAGAATTCGGATTGAAGACTCCATTTTCATTTAAACTTTTACACCAAATCCATACTTTAGGGTGAACATATTGTCTTCTTGTTTTTGAAATATCTGAATTTTTATTTGTGTTTTTATCTAATCCTTTTATGAAAGATATGTAATTTTTGAAAAATAAATTATTTTCAAATATTGTCCCATCGCCCCCCTTACCATCCTCTGAAAATACTTTGACTGAAAAATCATCTGTAAGTAAAGAACTACTATTGATAATTTCATTCGACGATACATATCCTGAGTCTATATTAAAAGAGCATAGAGGACATGGCATTTTTGCAGTTACCGACCTGAAATCTTTAGTGTCGTTTCCATCTTTATCCGCTAATCCTAATCTTATTCTCTGATTTATCGAATAAAAGTCATAAGCGATTTCCCTGTTAGATATCTGAATTTTAGAATCAGTCTCCCACACGTAATCTAAAAATTGTTCGGCTGTCAAACCGTAAATTTTAAACGTGTTTTCTACTACATCTTCAATGCCAGCAGCATATCCAAATTCACCATTGTAATCTAATTTTAAATTCTTTCCCATATCCCACAATATTACATCATTCGGCCAGCCACATTTCTTTCTGAATACACTTTATTGCTTTGCGTATTTTTATTTTTAGTCTTAAAATAATTTGTAACTTCTTTAAAAAATTCTTTTTGGTCTATAGAAGACTGTTGTATTTGATTCAATAATTTTAGTTCAAATTCAGTAGTTACCCCAACTGAAGACTGAGCGTCGGCATTCATTTGAGCCTTACCTAAAGTCGCTTTTCTGGTCGTGTTGATTCCCTTGCCCAAAAAAGCATCTAATGAACCCTCCTTACCCGCCATCACATCTCTATATATTTGCATATCTTGAGCACTTTGAGGATTAAATCTTGCAAAAAGTTCGTCCTGTTCCGCTAACTTGTTCCCCCCAGAACGTCTCTTTATTCCCTCAAAAGTCGCTTTCATGTAAGCTGGATCAGTTGACCCCCCAAATTTCAAAAATTCTCTTGCCGCTGCTGGGTCTCCCTTCAGCTCCGGATGAGATTTGAAGACATCTTCGTATTTCATCATCATCAAATTGTCATTGCCTCCTTCCCCCAATCCTTCAATCGTTCTAGATAAAAATCCTGCTCCTCCCTCGCCTTTTTTTGAAAGTCCTACTTTCTCAAATGCAGCCAAAATCCTTAGAGATGAATTTACATCTATAGCATCTGTCTTGCTTCTCTGTATATTCATTATTGTCTCACCTGATTTTAATTTTTCAGACAATGTGGTCAAATCGTTTTCTTTCAAACTACTTTGTTTTATCGAAGTAAGAACATTTAAAATATCTAAACCAACATCTGTAGCACCTCTCCCACTGAATCTTTCCATAGGCGAAAACGCTTCTACACTTGCTCCGAACCCCTTATTAAAAGTAAAATCTTCTTTTGCTCTTTGTATTAAATTTCCTGACATTCTCGACGATAAGGCTTTTTGATTAACGATTCCGGCGAACTCGTCGCCAGATAAACCTAATTTTGCTAATCCCTCTTCTCCGCTTAATCCAGATATTCCTTTTTGGAATGCAACGTTAGCTAAAGAGCCAGTTTCCCCATAAGCTCCTCTCATGGCGGAAGTTGCTCCTATGGATTCTTGTATTTTTTCTCCTTGCTTCATAAAAAAAGCTGTTGCGACAACGGCTGCGGCTGTGGCTGCACCCGCAAAAGGAATAGCGGCAGCCACTGTAGTAATCACCCCTAATAAATCCCCCTTTGATGTGGCGATAACAGCAGAACCCGCAGTCCGCCTTAATCCAGCACCAGAATCTCTTTCTCCTGAACTAACTGCTCCTCCCGAACTACCTTGACCACCTGAAGTAGAATTCTCATCTATTGTTTTACCCATTCCAAAGAAAGACAAAAATCCACCGCCCTTTCCGTTCTTTTTAAATTCTTCAGAATCTTCTTGAGCTTTTTTCTCATCGACATTAGCTTGGCTTCTGAATTCGTCTAATATCTCTCTGAGAGTTTCGTTTTGTTCTATTAGTAAGGCACTTTGCTCAGCTCTTTCTGAAGCGTCTAATTCTCTAGAACTTTCTTTGAATTCTTTTTGTGCTCTTTCCCAATCTTTACCACTTATCTGACCGTCCTGAAATCTTTTTTGGTCGGCTGCAAAATCTTGCTTGTTAGTACTTCTTATTTGTTCGTAATCTTGTCTAATTGTATCTTTCTTAGCGTCGTAACTTTCAGCTACAACTCCTCTTACAGAATTAGTTTTAGTTGCGGCATCTCCAAGTGCTTTAACTTTTTCACGCAAGTTATCTATGACCGCTCCTGCGCCATCATCACGCCCCCTAATATTCAAACTAACATCACTCATCGTCTTTAACGTTAAATTGGTTAATATCTATCTCGTCAAATTCTTCGTCGGATAATCCGGATTTTGAGTTTGATTCAAAAGTATCCGTAAAATCGTACCTACTGATTCTTTTCTTCATCATTTTCTCTTCCTCAAAATCATACAACATGTCTATAAAAGACATTTGGCGATGCTCCGAACTACCGAATGCAACGCCATACTTCTTTCTCCACAAAAAATCAATTGGGAAACTGTTATTCCAATGAACTATGAATTTTCTTAACTCATTTCTATTAGTTGACGGTTTCTGATTCTGACTCATTGCTTTCAGTTTGTAGTTCCTCATTATCTTCATCGATAAGGAGCAACTCGTTATTTAAAGGCTTGAACCAAGGAATAAAATCTTTTTTAAAGGTTTTTACTAATTCTTTGGCTAATATCGCATCCATATCTCTCCAATTCTTTAATCCTAAGTCTTCCTTTATTTGGGGAATCAAGATAGCAAAGTAAGAAATCATATCAGTTATATCTAACTGAAAAATTTGGATTTTTAGTGGTGACATTGCCATATCAGCATACCTACCATTAGTTAATGACATTTTATTGTTTTCAATATCAATCATCTGCCCTACGTTTGGAAATTTTACGATGTAATCATTTCCTCTGAACTTAATCAGTTTTTGACTATTATTTACCATTTTGAAAATTGTTTACGTTATTTAATTAAACCGGAAATAGAATAGGAGTAATGTACTCAAAATCCACATCTCGACCAGAAATCTGCCCCTCTGAGATATCAAAACTTTCTTTCGTAGCGAACGCACCCCTAACACTTGCAAACAGCTCGAATTTAGGATAAATGATTCCGGTCGCTGGGTCTTGATAATCTTTGACTTTCTTCATGATGTCGATTTGAATACCGTTTTCCTGAAGAAGAACTGTATCCACAAAATTTTGAAGATTATTAACATTTCTCAAGAGAGCATTTTTAATCAAAGCGTCTTGATTGTTAAACGTTATGCTATAAAATCCGGCATTCAAAGTTCCATCCCATTTTAAGGCAGGAAGTTCTTGCGGTGTCAACTCCCCAATACCTTGAACGTTTCCACGTTGTATTGACTCGTTCACTCGGATATTTTTCATTTTTCCGATTGCTATGCCGTTCACTTTGATTACAGCGAGGGGAGCAGTCATGGTTTTAGTTGCCATATCTTTTATGTTTAATTGTTATTTATTTTGGTTATGCGTTTAAATTATTGTCCAACATGAAACCTGTAACAAATAATTTGTTCAAAGGACCATTAGGAACGAATCCGTATTTGATGTCGTAGTAATCTTCAATCAGTCTTACAGTAACATTTTTGAAACTCAAGATTAAATTATCTTCGTTTGTGGTTACTGTTCTTCCAAACAAATATCCTTCAACATAAGTCTTAACATCCGCAGGAGATGCTTTTCCCCAATTGTTTCCTACGAATAAAGGTCGCATATTCAAAATCAACTCTTTGTTAAGTTGAGCCCCAATTCTCATGATAGATATTTCTGGAGAACTACCGTCAGGATTCACTAATTGGGAATTATTTTGAAGAGTATTAATCGCTTGGTTTGTAACGTTACCTATTCCGGGAACGGTGCGATTATGTATAACTCCATATTTCAATGCTTTTTCTCTTTGTTTTAATCCTAGAGGATGATTGAATTCTTGAATCTTCAAAGCCTTGAACGTCGCAGGAACTTGTGGCTCCAAACCTCCCAATCTTCCAACGAAACAAGCCGCATGATAAATTGAAGACATTTTTTCTTTTTTGTTGGTGAAACTGTTAAAACGTGTTTCCCCACTGTGAACAACTATAACTGAAGTTGAGTTGTAAAATTTAGCGATTTCTATACTTGAATTTGTATCGACATCGAATTTGGTTTCGTCTTTTCCTCCACCAATAACTAAGAATCTATCAAATTCAGAATTAGTTTGAATAGCATTCACAACTTTTAAATTCTCAGTCCCCTTAGCATCGTCACCGTAGCAATCGGTCAAGAAGAACGTATTTTGTAATTCTCTGACGTCTTCTAAAACCTTATCCAAATCAGTAGAATTGTAAACGCTTGTTCCTCCCGAAGCTAATTTCAAATCATCATTCGTTGTGAAGTCACCTGAAGCAATAACGCCAGTTCCTCTTATAACATAGTCTGGGTCAATTTCAAACAATTTGTTGAAAGTAAAATCATTCAACATCCATTGAATCAAAGTATCTATATTAGAAAACTCTACAGATTCAGTCACTAATACAGGAGCAGATTGAGTGGCGGTCAATTGATTTATAGAACTTCCATTCTCATTGTATCCTGCGAAAGTCCCTTCATATATCGAAAGAATATATTTCAATGGGTCTTCGTCACCTATTCTTAATGTTGAACCGTATCCTGTAGCTACTTGTGTTCCGGCAACGTATCCTGAAAAAGAAGTCGTAGTTTCTACAACCGCAACTTTCAACAATTCAACAACGGACATAGGACCAACAATTACAGCAGTGTTTTTCTTCGAATTAACAACTATAGAACTTCCTTGAACTTTAGCTTTATATCCGGCAACGTTAGCACTTACAGCCGCAGCGATAGAAGCAAGAGTTTGCGAAACAGATACAGAATCTGCGGTAAAAGTTCCAACGTTCGCTCCACCAACAGTTACATTGAAAACATTTCCAATAACTATCGCATTCACTATTCGTAAGGTAGCAGTAGCAAGAGTTTCATTAGTCCAACCATTACCTACTTCTCCCTCGTTCTTACAAAGGAAAGATAAACTTCCTCCATTTGCTCCCGTAGGAAAATTATAAGAGATACTTGCGGGTGTGGTAGTACACGCTCTAACCATATAAACAGTATCGGGACCAACCGCTCCATTTATAGGATTAAAAATATAATCCGCTAAATCATAAAAAAGTCCTCCCTTATTAAATTGCTTAAAATCATCAACGTCTTGAAAGCCATAAACAGAATTTACGCCATTAGCGAACTCACCATTTATTCCACTTCCACCACCCCACTCTTTACCGCTCTTCCCTGTGTCGATTAAAACTAAATCTCCAAAAGAAGAGTTGCTTGGTTTTGCAGGAATACCACTTTTTATTTGGGCATATACTCCTGGCTCAATGATTTTCTTACCGTTAAAATTTACTACAGTTGGCATAATTTTTTATTTTTTAGATTCGTTTTTCTTTTTTATTTCATCAATCTTCTTTTGCTTTACAGCGTCAATTTCAATTTTTGGAGATTCTTTGACTTCCACTACTTTTTCGGGGGCAATAAAGTTCACCTTTCCCGTCAAAATGTTAATCCAATCGGACTCTTCTTTTTCCTCAGAACCGTATAATTTAGCTATGACATTTTTGTCGATGTTGCTAATTTTGTATTTGAAAGCAAATTGTGAGACGTTCATAATTTTATTCATTTTATGTTTAATAGCTGTTTATGGCGATTCTGCTTTTCCCGTAATCACAAATTCTTTAATCAACTTGGTAAAGAAAAAATTAGGCACATTTAATTCGTATGAAAAATTCAATAAAACGCTTCTATGAAATATATGAGTCGGTATTTTAGACGAATCTAAATTCACGTCTTGACCGCTAATTTTTGGCAAACGTAATCCCGATAATTCTAAGTGATAATTCAAGGCCAATAAGGATGATTTTAATAAATTGTAAATCAAAAGAAGCTCAAAGCTATTTTCGGAACTTATCAATAAATTATAGGTTGAATCATATTTCTGAGTAAACACTGCTCTGTAAGAAGTGGCGTCAACATTCTCATCATATGGTTGATAATTTTCATCAGCCCCAATACCTAATGGACTTCCATTTTCAGCGGGAAGAAGAATATGAACACAACCCATAGAAGCTACTTCTAAATTGTATCCCAAATTAACTTGAGGAGTCTTTCTAACAAAGGTCTCTATCGCCTGATTCAAATAATCAAAACTTTCAAATGCTATTCTATCGCCATTCTCATCTACGCCAAATAAGCTGTAAAGCATTGTGTCTTCTAATGTATTACTATCATAATCATCTTTAACTAATTTGAAGACTGTCTTCAAAGTTTTGTAGATAATTACTTCGGGAATTATAATTGCTTCAGTTGCCATAGCCTAAATCATTTAAAATTTTATCCACGTTGTTCTCGCTAATCATTTCAATATCGGTATCAGCCAAAGCCTTGCCCATAAAATCCTTAGCTTGAATTCCTCTATGTATCCACGAATTAGGGTCAGAATTTTCACTAACTCTTCTAAAAGTTACATAAGTATTTTGAGCCACCTTTTCGTATGCTCCTGTTTTCTTAGCCAACCCCTCATAAATACTATGCTTATGCTGATACTCCGGAATTACTCTGGTAGGTAGAACAATAGCCTTTCTTGAGCTTGGGATATCAAAAGGACTTGGAATGTCCGTTTTCTTTAGTCCTACATCAGATGGCATTTTACTAACCAAACCGTAAATCTCGCTCGGCATTATGGAAGTGAAAGCAGAATTTTCCCCTACTATTCCGGGAGTTCCTATCCTGAAAGGAATCGTAAGATACCAACTCGCTATAAGATTCCCATTTTTATCGGTCTTGTAAGAATATTTCACCTTTGGGGAATTAGCGAATCCTGTTTTCATATCAAAAGCCGAACAGCCTTGTTCTAGCATGTTTGGTAGTTTCCCCGTCAATAAAATAGTTTTCGAGTAATCACCATTATTGATAATTTGAAGATTATTAATGTATTCATTTCTCGTAGAACCCAAGCCTTTTGAGGCTGCGAGTTGCCAGTTTCTATAAATCTCATCGGTAACTTTAGTCACAGTGTCTTTTACCATGAAATCCCCTATGTTAGTAGGTAGATTAAACTCGGCAATGATATCATCTATGTTAAGGTCGATTGTCATTATGATGCTTCTTTAAGTTCTCTTTTTAATCTCCAAGTTTCTTTGGCTTTTTCTTTTGCTTCTTGACTCATTTTCTTACCAAAATTAGGATTATTATTACCTCTATAATTTTCTTTAAATTCTTCTGTTCTAGTTTTACCGAAGTTAGATGAACTGATTTTAATCTTTGTTTCTTCTCTACAAATTTTACCAGTGTTTGATTTGCTTATTTTAGCTCTGGTTTCTGGAGAATTAATATTTCCAATGTGAGCTTTTGAAATATTCAACTTAGTCTGTTCGCTTCTAATTTTTCCTGTATTGGCAATTCTTAATTTTTCTTTTGTTTCTTTGCTGAGTGTTCTACCTAAATTCAATTTACTCAATTTAATTCTAGATTCTTTAGACCACTTAGCTCCGATAGAACCATCTCCACCATTAGTCATATTAACTAATTTCCCTAATCCTAAATCTTTTCTTCCGTATTTCTTTATTAAATGAATTTCTAGCTTACAAGCTACTTTCCAAGATAAATTCTCAGCGACTATTTTGACGGTGTATCCGTATTTATTTACAATATTATTCCAATACGGATTTCTACCGGAATCGTAAGGTCTATTCTTGATTCCTATCCCAATATAAAAAATTTCATTCGTATCATTTCTAAGATGCAAATAAACTTTAACGTTTCCGTCCTTTTTTAGCTGTCTCATTTTTTAATTTTGGATTAATCTTTCTTCTTCAGAATATTTATCGTTATCAAATAAATATTGAGCTTTTCTAGCAATTCCATTTATAGGCATATCTTTAAGTTCTTCGCCCACTTGCAAGCAATCTTCTTTTGTTCTAACTTTTAGAATATCTCTATTCATCTCAATTATATGATAAACCATTAAATGCTTGTATCGTATTGTTAAAACCGACTCTGGATTAGTTGCGCGTCCTCCGCTCAACATTTCAATTTTGGATTCTTCTAGAACTTCGTAGTCTGTTCCCTCTTCCAAAACCACTAATGGTAATTTATCTGAACTGAACATGTAGATTTTTTCAATCTCCACTATTGGATATTCTACAAATGCAACGATTTTATTACTCAACAGACGTGTTCTTATTATTTCATTATAGAATCCTTCAACTTCTCTGAGAATTATCCTATCCATGAAACCTAACTTATCAGAAGCTCTGGCAGTTACTCTGGCTGTCCCGGAAGTATTTTTGGTCCAATTTTCATATTTAGTATCTACTTTTATGGATTGTATAGCTATTCTTGTTTCTGCTCTAGAAGCAAAAATCCACCCAACTCCCAAGCAGTTGTTACAACTAACCAACGGTTGTCCAGAACCTTTTACAGCACAAGGACAGCGATAGGCTTTATCCAAATAAACCTCATACCCTTTATCAAAAACAAGAGCATCAAATCTTTGCGGTTCAAAGCGAACTTGATGACCTACATTTTCGGCAGGTGTTTTGGTTACGGTCGCTCTTTTTGTAAAATTTTCAGACATTCGTTAAAACTTTAGAATTAGTATTTCTTTTTCTAGTCTCTAATCTTTTAAGTATTGTCTCGGGCGACGTTTTCTTTCCTTTATTCCAAGAAGTACCTCCTAAATTTCCTCTGTTCCCTAATCCTAAATCTTTTCTTCCGTATTTCTTTATTAAATGAATTTCTAGCTTACAAGCTGCTTTCCAAGATAAATTTTTAGCAACTATTTTTACGGTGTATCCCGATAGTCGGGCAGTATTTTTCCAATATGAACTTCTACCATTTTCAACGAACGGTCTATTTTCTATTCCTATTCCGATATAAAAAATTTCATTCGTATCGTTTCTAAGATGCAAGTAAACTTTGACATCTTTTCTTTCTTTATTATCCATAGAAAATTATTTACAAAGACATAAATAGAATCCCAAGGTATTCGGATTTTAAATCTTTAATTGTTTGTTCTAATTCGTGCTGATATTGGTCAACTCTTCCGGAAAACGCTCCTTTTCCACCGCCTTTTGTAGTGCTATAAGTTTGAGATATTCCATCAATAGCGATGCTTTGATTTCCTATTCCTGCTCCGTATATTAAATCTCCTGCGATAGCTAAGATTTGTATAGAAGCTAACTTACCCACTGCGTCAGCGATATCAACGGGAATATTATCTGTATCCCATCCAGAGCAATATGTTATTTCCCAATAGTTAGGAATATTATTTGCTCCCGTCATTAAACGACTCGGCCAAATACCTGAATAAGTACCTTGATACATTGTGCTCGTGTCTCCGTCTTTAGCGTTTGGTAAGATGTAAACGTTTCTGAATGAAACAGGGTCAGTAGAATCTTTTACGCTCAACCAAGATGCGGGATAATTTATTTGGGTAACATTGTTTATTCTACCTTTTAATCCTAATGGAGTGTGAATTGGAAAAACTGTTCTTATGTAACCCCAACTTCCGTATTCTTGTCGATTGTAGTCTTGCTCTTCAATCATCTTTTGCTTTATCAGCTTGATTGATAGTATATTTTCAAAGTATTTTTGCGCTGCTTTTATTTTCTGCTTTATCAACTCCGGACTTATTTTAGCTCCCGATGGATAACATAAAGGTATTCCGGCAAGGTATAAGTTTTGTAAATTAGAGGGACTCATCAAAAGTCCCTCATTTTTACTGAATTGGATGTTGAAATTTATTGTTGACATTATTCAATCGTTTTGATGATGAATTTAATTAACAATGCTTTATTCTTTAGAAACTTGGCGTATGATGCTTCATCAACTCCGGATGTTTCTAAGATGGCTTTTAAATCTTCTAAACTAAGTTTGTTCAGAGATTCTTTACTTAGTGGATTTTCGTCCTCTGCTTGTTTCTTAACGGCAATTTCAAAATCAGGATGACCCTCTAGAATTTTTGCGCATTCTTTAGATACGCTCAAGCTTCCGTCAGCCTCAATGAATACTTCGCCATCAATTGGTAAATTTACTGTAGTTCCGTGAAAAACAGGTTTTGTTGATTTAATTTTAATATTTTCCATTTTTTAAATTTTAATTGTTAATAAAAAAGGGAGACTGATTTCACAATCTAATCTCCCTTTTGATATTCAATGTTTTGGAAACTCTTTACACTGGTGCGTTGTTTCCGATGTTTATGATTCTAACCATCTTTTTAGGAGCATACAGGAACGGAGTACCGTAAAGTAAAATCATAAAACGATAGGCAGGAGCAAGCAAAGCTAAGTCCATCTTCATCAACGGAGCAAGTTGAGCGAACTCAATAACTTCGTTATCCATTTGGAACAAGATAGCTTGGTCTGTATCTGGCATGTAACGGTTTCTGTCTCTAACAGTTCCGGCTGCTCCACCATCAAATCCAGCAACGTTTTCAGTTACTGAAACAGTGAACAAGAAGTAGTAAGTTCCAGAACCGCCCACTTTTTCGCGATAAACAGCATAAGAAGTTGCAGGATTTGCTCCTCCTCCGTCTGTGAAGTCAACTGTTACAGAAGTTCCAGCAGTAACTACGGTAGCAGCAGCAGAAACTCCAAGAGCAGATTCTCCGTAACGGTTTACACCAGCTACACCATATTTGAAACTTCCCGCATCAGAAGCAGCCCATTTAGATAAAGGGTCAGCGGCAGTAACTACAGAAGTAACACCTGTAGGAGTTTCAGGAGCCAAAATTGAAGTGGCGGCAGAAACAGAAGTTTTGGACGGTTTTTTGTTGAAGAAAATATCCCAATTCAAACCAATGTTTCCGAACTGAGATTCGAAAGACTTAACTCTTTGACCCATAACACCCGCACTTAACGCTTGAGTATTCGGTTGGATGAATTTATTTCCGTAGAAATTTTTCACAAAGTTAGAAAGAACAGCTGGTGGTGCAAAAATTTCATTACCCAAACCAAAGTTTTGGATGATACCATTAGCTGAGTCTTCGATTAATTCCTCAGTCAAATACGTTCCACGAGCGTCTTGAACAACTCCAGAAGTGTGATACTCTTCCAAAGACACAGCACCTGAATTTCTTTGGTGTTGAGCTAAGAAACCATTGAATTCTTGAGGAACCAAAGATTCGTCTCCAAAATACAACGATTTGTTCAATTGACGTAAAATCCAAAGAGTACCGTTTTTGATTTCTCTTTCAACGATATTCCCAACGTTGGTATTAACCAAAGTCATAGGGTGAGAAACGGATTTCACAACTCCCATAAATTTAACCAATTGCGCACGTCTAATGTACAAAGAGTCTTCTTCGTTCGGAAGTTCCCCCTCATTATAGAATCCACCACGACTTTGTCCGTAGTCAGCTAATTGGTTGTATTCTTCAACGGTGTTGTATGCTGCTTTTTTAGGCACCATTTTCCAAAGTTGAATGTCGCTTTCCTTGAAAGTCAAGTGCTTTAGATTTTTATCTAAAGATTCTACTTTCAATGGAGCACCAGACGCTGTAGATAAATCCGTGGTTTCACGACCCGTGATTGACCCAGCTTCCAATGCTTTCTGTAATTGGCTTAATTCTTCCATCGAAGAACCACCAAAAACCGCAGATTGACTGCTGGCAGCCGTTCTTGCGTAATCCTGTAAATTTAAACCTGAGTTCATATTTCTTGATTTAATTGGTTATTAATGAGTATTTATTGTGTAATTGTAATTCCTTCTTCTTCTCTGATGCGGTTCAAAATAGAAGCAGGAAGATTTCCACTTGCTTCAAAGTTTAAACACGCTTTGCTAAATTCTTCGTCAAAACCTTTTTCAAAAGTTTTGTGGTCTAGCACTTCCAGAATTTGCGCTCTGTTCCGAGCAACACTCAAAGTTTTACCTCCGGCATTATTCTCCTTACCTTTTTGGATATTTTCATCTCCTTCAAAGCGTGGCGCAAATGTTTTTGCAATTGATTTACGAGCGTTTGGGACGGCACCGAAGTTTTCGATTGTTTCCATTAAACCTTTAATCAATTCATTTTGTTGTGAGATTGCTTCGTTTTGAACGGCGAACGCTTCCAAACTTTCATCAATCTTACCTTTTAGGATAGCGTTTTCTTTCAACGTTTCTCCAACAAGAACTCCGATAGCTCTATTTTCCAATGTTGCTATTTGTCTTGATTTTTCAATTTCTCCAAATATAGCGTTTGGAGTTTCAAGAGTTGGCAAGGCTTTTTTAACTTCCTTATCATCTTTGTCGTCCTTTTCGTCTTCATCAGACTCTTTACGGTCGTAGAACTTTTCTTGAACTTTTTTGGCAACTTTTTCAGCTTCTTCGTCTTCTTCTTCCTCAGTCTTAGCCTTAGCCTTAGCCTTAACTAAGAATGGGTTTGAATTTGCTGCATCCAAACCTAAAGCAGCCATTGCTTTTTCGATTTGCTCGTCTTTTATTTCACCTGTTTTCATTTTTTGACTTATTTTCGTTAGTATTGTAAAAACTTTTTCCGCCTTTTGTATATTAATAACTGGAAACGTATCAAAAATTTTATCATACATTTTTTCTTCGTCTAAATCTACAAATTCGTACTTAGATTTTGCGAAATTAGTTACCTTTAATTTTTCATCTAAGTCCTCTTTTATGATTGATTTGCTATTGGCAGTTGTAATGCCCTCGCCATTAGCCGGAACTTCGCCCTCTTTTTCTAATTCGTCCTCATCTTCTTCAACATCATCATCGCCTAACGCTTTAATAATATTAGCAAAAGTTTTTGGATTTTTAGGCATATGTGTAATGGCCACACCTGTTATATTAGCTTTAAGAACTTTTTTGTAAAGTGGATTATTTTTGTCATTACTACCTCTCTGAAGAACTTCGCCCTCTATGGAAAATCCAAGTCTTCGGGTGCTACTATTAGCTTCTAAGATTTGAGCTGTTTCGTAAATTTCTTGAGCTACTTTTGATGCTGGATAAAGTTCGCATTCGATATACATGCCCTCTTTCTTTATTTCCGCTTTTGTCGGTTCACCTACAATGGTCTTAGGAGAACCCTTAACTTGGTGATGCCAATTTACTAATCCGGATTTCATAAAGTCATCCATCACGAACCCATTTGGGTCTAGAAATTCTCCATCAGAGTCTTCGTCGATAGTGGAAGCAATTCCACCCATCTTCATTATCTCTTCTCCCTTTTCGTTTTTAGATTTCTTTATTTCTAAAGGAGTGTAAAATTTAAACTTATTGACAGACATGTTTATTGTATTTTATCAATAATAGCTGTAAATAAAAAAAGAAGTGTTTAATCTGTAAATTTATAATTTTTCTAAGGTTAGGATGCCTATGTCCATTTGATTCTTAAAAAGAAAACTGTAGAAGAAATCTAATTTGGTTTTAGGGTTTTTTGAAGAAAATTCATTTTCAGAAACTTTTTTGTCAGATAGATACTTCAGGAATTTATCATTGTAGAATTTTACTTGCTCAGCAAAATATATATCCTCTTGATAATGTAACGGTAGATCTTCAAACAGATGGTGATTTTGACATTCTTTCAAAAAGACGCTTTGTTCTAATGGGTCAATTATCGGGAAATGAAAATCAAAAGGTATCTTAGTTGGCTCCTTTTCAAAAAGCATAGAACTAACGTTACTAACTCGATTGAATAAAATATCCATCGAACGTTCTTGAGTTTCTCTTTCTCCCTTTTCATCGTAAATTATATAACTCTTATCCATAACAATATATTTTAATCAAAATCTTTAACAATAACTTTTCCTCTGTTCAGAATAACGCAAAAATCCGTATCTCCATTCCAACCCTTTTTCTGTATAATGGCGTCGTATCCTTTTATGGCCGCATAAAATCCTCTAAACTCCCCTCCTGGCTTTTTAGCTATCTGAGCCATAATATTATTCAAGCCTGAATTGACTCCGCCTTTCTTACTATTCATATCGTCTGTGATAGCTTGAATTTTGATTTCAGCGTCATGAACATCTTGTTTTATGCTTATCAATTTAGGATTGAATTTATTTTCAAATTCTATTTTCTTGATTACCCTTTCACGTATTCCTCCAAAATGTTCGTTTATGAAGAAATCTTTCAATAGAGAGTATTGGAAATTATACTCGTCCAAATGCGCAGCTTTTCTCTTCAACGCTTCTGGGTCAGAAGCCGAAGTTTTGTTAAATCTAAAAGATTTCCCGTTCGTCAATCTGATATCATAGTTCAAGTCATCTACTTTCTCTATCGTTGCTCCAATACTATTAGATACGGCAGTAAAGTATTTCAAAGTCTTTTCAAATTTATGAATGTCTGTTTTAGCGTAAACAGTTTCTGGATGAGACTCCTTAAGAACTTTAAAGGTTTTTTCATTCCAACCTAATTCTTTTTTGTAATCTTCTTCGATGTCTTTCTCTATTTTTTGTTTTTCCGCTTTGAGTCTGTTTATTTCCTTAGCTTGTAAATCATAGGCTATTTTTGCTTGTTGAAATTCGGGACCAAAAAATTCACTCATCATTTCTTTATCCAAATCGTCCCCGTCAACAATGTTCATATTTTCGGGAAGAATCAAATCTAAGATGTGGTCTGAATTACTATTAGCATAACCGTATGCAATTCTGTAGTTAGGATTATTCTTATCGTTTATCTTGGTTTTATTTACCGCACCATAAATTCCCGCACCATACATCGCTTTTTTTCCATAGAAGC